TCCAATATAATACAATCACACTCCATTCCTTTTACTAAGTAACGAATCTTATTAAATAGATTGTCAGGTTCCACACTACCCCAATGATCATAAAGGAATAGATTACCTGTACCTAGCACATCATCGAATCCATCTTTTAATTCCTCACTCGTACACTCTATGTTCTGTAGATGTATAGGTTTATTAAGGTAGAGTCCTATGAATCCTAACGCAGTACGTTTATTGTTCTCTTCCAATGCTAGGTAACCTAGTTTAAGCCCTTGCAACATCAACGAGTAGCCTATCTCTCTACATATTTGAGACTTCCCTACTCCACTACCTGCAGTAACTGTTACAATTTCTCCCCTTCTTAACCCTTGGGTCATTGTGTTTAAACCTGAGAAAGGATAAGGAAATGATTCAATATTTTCCTCAGATGAAATCAGAGGCCATAAATCTTTTCCATCTATAATACCATCAGGTCTCCACACCTGTGCGTTCCAGATAGCAGAGATAATATCACTCTCCTTACCTTCCTTTAACATTTCATTCGCATCCTTCAAGGGAAGGTGAGCAATCTTAACTTTTCCAGGTGAGAATAGAGGTACACATTCTTCCACCGCCTTCTTCCCTGCTTCATCCTGATCGAACATTAGAATTACTGAATCAAATCCTTCCAGATATTCTAGTTCTCTTTGTAAACATTTCTTAGCTCCACCTGCTCCAGAAGCTACTGAAACAACAGGCCATTTATTCCCTTGTGCTTGTGATACTGACATAGCATCTAGTTCCCCTTCGGTTACTACTATCATCTTCCCTTTAGAGAAGAGATGTTTACCGAACAAGTTAGCTTTCTTAGTATCACCAATGAACAGGAAGTCCTTGTTAGAAAATCTTAATTTCTGTGCAATTATTCCATTGGAACCTTTGGCCCGATAGTTTGCTATCTGAACTTTCTTTCCTTTGAAATCACCTGTCTGGTAATCCCATTTATTAATAGTATCTTGTGTGATACACCTCTTTTGAAGCGGTAATTTATCACCCGATACGAAATCAGTTTTCATTTTTTCCTTCCTCTCCGAAATTTTTTCAGTTAATATTTCCCCTTGTTGATAACCACAGCTCGGACTAAAACAAAAACCATGACCATCATCATAAATAGCTAGGTTATCTTTAGATCCACACTTAGGACAAGGTACATGAGTAACACAAGTAGATTCTACTTGCTCTCTTCCAAAGTCGTCCATGTTTTATCATCTAGTTTAGAGTGTGCAGTTAAACTACCTACATAAGTATAGCCACTTGCCACTAAGAAATCTAAGAACCTATCTAATAATAATGGTAGAGTCTCTGCTTCAAATTGCATATCGACTAGATTATGTGAAGGTGGATTAAAATTCATTCTCACCTGACGAAATGTATAGGTCTCTTCCATTTCCCTATCCATATCTTCTTCTTCTTCCGGTACTGGTTTCATACCAGACCAATCAATTTTTTCTTGCATATTCCTCTTCCTGTTATATTTAGTTTTTACTTTATGTATTTGTGATCCACGATTTTTTATTCCCTTCCCCATTGTTTCTCCTTTTTAAAAATCAAACCATGCCTGTACATCAAAGTATGGACTGACCTTATTAGTGTCCACCTCATTAAATCCTACCACGTTGGCTTCAGGATATAATAGACACATTGATTTTACTAGATTTCTCAAGGTTTCCCATTGTCTAGCAGTATAATTTAATCTAGGTTCATTATCTTTGTTAGTTTCTACTCCACCAATTAGACATATTGATACCGACTGATCATCTAAATCTTCCGTATGTGAACCTACCTCATCTATATCTCTACCTGCTTCTATACTTCCATCTCGTTTTATTATTAAATGAAATCTTATATTTAAGAATCCTTTCTGTCTATGTAATTTATTTAAATCACATACTGTTAAATCTTCGCTAGGAGTTGAGTCGCTACAATGAATAATAATATACTTAGTTTCTTTTCTTTTTATCTTTGGTAGAATCATTTGTTATCCACTCTTCAGGAATGGAGCCATTTGCAAATTTGAATTTGTATTTGACTGCCCATTCATAACATTTTAGTTTTGAACCTTGAACTTTTTGATTTTGATTATAAAAAACTAATCTAATATCTAATTTAGGATTCTTCTTCTTAACTGCCCTTAATATTCTCTGAGCTTCTCTTCTAAAGAATCCTTTAGCTTCTATTATTATTCCGTTAGGTAATATGAAGTCAGGTTTATACTTTCCTTCCAGCGTATAACCTAGAACAAGTGTTTCGTATTCATAAGCTATACGCTTTTCGTCTAGGAAGGAGCCTAGTCGTTCTTCAAATTGGTTACGAAAACCTTTAGAAGTCCTCATCTTCTTCTTTAAATTCCAATGAAGTTGAATCTGAAGAGTCTTCAAAACCTTCCTCTTCTTCAAATCCCATATCTGCTACAGGATTATAAGGAATCAAGTTGATAATTTGTACCGCATCCATGTACAATGTTACACCTGCTCCACCTTGAACCATCCAGGTTACAGGACGGAAAGAGACTTTAACTTCCGAACCTCTTCCTACTGATGCACTACAAGGATTCAATTTAGAATCAATAAGACGGATCGTCACTTTCCTTTTCTCTCCATTTTTACTCTTGAAGAAAGGTTTCTGTTTGAATTTAAACAGGACATCATCCCCATCCTCAGTATAAGGTGGTTCTGCCTGTTTCTTAGCACCTGACTCTTTTAATGAAAGATCCATCCATTCATCAATCTGAGCCATGAATTTCTTCGCATCTTCACGAGGAATTGTAAAGGCTAAACGATACTCACCTTCATCTGAAAACTTTGTATCGGGTCTTTCGATATAAGCCCATGTTACTTTTCCTCTCGGTGATACTACTCTATCCATTTTTATTCTCCTTAAATGAATTATTATTAAATAATATATTTAAACTTTTATAAGCCTAAATACTATAAGGGGAGTTAATTAACTTTTAACAGAAAAAGTATTTAGAATCAAGGACTTCTGTTATATCCAGTTCCCCTTTCTTAGGAGGATTTGGTACTTGATCTACCACCTCCAAAGCTGCTTGTCTAAACTCCTCAAGAGGGTCAAACTCTTGGTAAAGTTTAACAAATGCTCTCCTTAACAAGGAAGCTAATCTAGGTGTATTATGGGCATGTGTGCCATAAGAATCATGTATCATTTGAAAGGCTTTAACTCCTTCATCTACACACATATTAACTGTGAAGGTTAAGGCACAGGCATCTAGAGAATGTACAAAATTAGGTGCTGAACCATTAACTGCCCTTCTATTGTCTATCCCTGTGTCATCTTCCACCTGTACTGTAGGTTTTATTAGGATACCATCAATATGAGTGAATATTTTCTTCTTACTTACATCCTTATATTGCTGATGTACTACCATCCCTGAAGGAACCCACCATATTAGAGGGTAATCTTCCTTACTCATTATACTAGATACTTTCCTTATCCAATTCATAGCCTCTTTAGCACTCACTACTACTTCAGTGATAGCATCCCAAACTCTACCTGTTATCCAATTTACAGGTATGTATAGTGGTAAATTTTTATCCCAAGGCCAATCAGCACCATCATAGATAACATCCCTCACATACTCCTCTACATAGCTTCTACAACTAAACCTCGTTCCTCCGTATGGTACTACCATTACAGGTCTCTTTGTCATCTTCCTGTTTATCAGACCTGAATTCAACCATTTCTCCGCCATCTCATCGCCTTCCTCCATCTCTCTTCTTACCTCCCTTAGTACACAGTCGGCTACATCTTGGTATATATCCTGCGGATCATCCTTATTCATGAGGTTGGTAGCTTTACCACCTATTTTACATCTTAACATTGCCGAATAATGTTGTAGCCCATTATTGCTACCATCTAAAGCTATAGGTAGACTAGATTTATAACCGAATCCTTCCCTCTTAAATCCTGCCCATTCAAAACAAAATGCCAAGAATAACCAAGGATGATCCATCTTTTTCCAGAAATCGGAGTTTAAATCATGCCTTGCTACTGTTAATATCTCTTCCTCATGAGTCTCTACCCAATTTATCCTCTCTTGTAGGGTTAATTTATCCACTCCTGCACAGTTAGCACCATGAATTGCCAACCAATCCGCCTGTTCCTGGTTTTCAATTGGGAGTGCTGTAGCAAAAGTTAATAGTGACTTAGCATATTCAGTCCCTTGTGGTGTTAGGAAGGATGATACAGTGTATTTTCTCCCTCTAAAATCTACTTGGTAAGGAAAATATAAACCTTCAAACTTTGAGAACTTATCCGCCATTGAAATTGTTCTCATAAATTGTAAAATCTTACTCTTCCTCCGAATATTCTCAGCATAACACTCAGATGCTACAGTTTTCCAATCAATAAACTGCTTATACATCTCCTCATCCATGTCTTTCTTCTTCATCCCTACTTTAGCAGGACATGGTGGGATAGTGGCTTCAGTCCTATCAGGCATTGAACCTATATTCCAATTCAAATCCCATGCTTTCTTCATGATGTCCAGAACCTTCTTGTTTACACACCACTTAGTCTGTTGTAATGCATTGACAGAACTATACTCCTGTTTCATATCATGATAGGCTAATTCACTTGCGATATTCTTGTTACTGGTCTTTATAAATGACACTCTATGTGTTAGATAACCACCACTATAAGGTGAAGTCCAATTCAAAGGTGTACATACCATCGGAGAGAATGCGGGACTAAGGATTTCCCCTTTACTATTTATCTTTTCTATCCAATCCAATGTAGTGTCGGTAGGAAGTAAAGTTAATTCTTTCTTCTTCCTGCCTTTAGTCATAGTGACCACTTTAACTAGACCAGTTGAACGGACTAATAAATCTACACACTTTAATCCTACTTGAATTCTCTCGGTCACTGTCCATGTATCAGTTTGATCTACATCTATCTTATGTTTACAATGCTTTAATAAACCATACCTTCGATAGTGTCTAGATGCCGACCTTTTTCCTACCTGTTTCTTTAGGTAGTCAAAGAAATGCCTATCTTCCTCTCTGTAGATGTTAAACTTTACTTGATCTTCTAATGCCTGACCAATTTTAAATGCTAAGTTAGTTAGTTTCTGAGACTTAGAGATACCATCCATCACCGATCTGAGGGTAATAAATGCCGATACCTCACTCTCCAACATAGCTAAGAAGGGTGCGGCTAAAGCCTTTCTACCTGCTCCACCTTGTAGAGCTTCACCCACAAAGGAATCTATTTTTCTTGAGAACTTATCAACACTCTGTTTCATTAATAGAATACCATGTAGAGATATTGATTCGGAACCAGAACTCTTAGCCTCCCTTACTTGTTTTCGGAATTTCTCAATTCCAAATTCAACCATATCATCTTCTAATTTTTTCTGCTCCTCAAATATATTCATCCGCAATCCTTTTTTATATGAATAATGCTAACCAATGACAACTCGTTATATATAACAGACATGTCATTACTATTAAATATAGAATTATAGTTATAAAACTCATTAGTCCTTCCTTAGTTTAAGAGTTGAGGTTTCTTAATCATCCTCCAGCTCACAGGGCCAGTAAGATGTTCTTCATATATCTTCCACTCCATTATACCTTCTTGCAATGCTTGGTGCAAGGGTTTAGTGGGTTCAAATGCCATCTGTTCAAATTTAACCTTGTGTAGATGGAACACAGGTTCAAACTCCACCTTTTCCTGGGTAAAAATAATACCACTCCCTATAGGTGTCTCCGCAAAAGCTATATCACTTGGATATAATATCTCATTTAAGATAAAATATAAATCCATATAATTTTTTGCGTGAAAAATACCAATGATTGATCGTTCATTAAAGTTACCTTCAATAAACTCATCGGCTTCTCGTTGTCTTACTAGGTATTGTGTAGACATGCTTACTCCTTCCTTTGGTAGCAATTGTATTATTGAGGTTCGTAAACTAACCAAGCAGTTATGGTCTAAGACTTCCCCTCTGAGTCGTATGCTCAAGTCTTTATGAAGTGGGCTGTACAATTATTACGTCAATAACCACTATCATTCTTTTAATCCTTTCTAAGTAAGCGGAAAGTATATTTCTTACTTGCTCTTGGCTTCGGAGCGACCTCCTACGCACCTTAAGTATACCTCACATACTTTCCTTGAGGCTTATTCAAGACATAGCTCAGTCAACTATGCCACAACTTAACACCTCATTGTTGTTCTGGTGGGCAGGGTAGGATTCGAACCTACAGATGCGTGTCACACGCCTGATTTACAGTCAGGTTGCTTATCCAGTTTGCATACCTGCCCTATTTGCATACCTGCCCTAATTTTTAAAAGTTCTCCTGATCTTTATTTGTATATTTTATCTGTATTTCTCCACCACCCCAACAGTATAACAGGATA